CCTCCGCCAGCCCCGCCAGCGCCGACAACAACGGTTGCTGTGTCTGGGACTTCGGTGGCCATAACCGTGATGACTGTGTAGGCAGCGCCGCCGCCAGCGCCACCTCCAAAGCGAGCAGTCGTCGTAGCTTGACGCGCCCCGCTGCCGCCGCCACCGCCGCTGCCGATAAGTTCCACGCGCACCCACCGCGCCCACGGCGGCTTCGTCCATGTGCTGCTTCCCGGCGTTGTGAACTCCTGCACATCGATGTCCTGCGAGAACGCAGCCATCGTCAGGAACACGTCCTTGGTTCCCGCACCGAAGTTGACCGCAGCACCGGCATTGCTCGACGCATAGACCGTGGTACGCGCAAGCGTATTGCCGGTTTGCCAGGTGCCTAGGCCGACCTCCCACGCCGAGCCGCTCTGCTCGACGACCGCGTACTGAACGGTATCGTTGTTCGCGCAGACGGACGAGAACGCGACGAAGCCGGTCGCGGCACCGGCAAGCGACAGGCTGCCAGTGCCTGTCGTCGTCGTCGTTTCCTTGACGCGATCCTTGACGATATGCGCCACGAACTCAGTCCTCCGTGACGATCACGCCGCTGTTGATCCGAGGCGTGACGCCGTTCGACACGCTGATCGTCGGGGACAGCGAGCCCTTGTAGAGAAGCTTGCCGGCACCGCTCGAGGCCGTGCCGATGCCGAAGTGCGTGATGGTGTTGGTGCCGCCGGTCGCCGCCGGGAAGTCGGTGTTCGCCGCGAGCGTCACCTGGTTGTTCGCGATGGTGAAGCCGGACGAGGTCCGCGCAACGGCGACACGCGCATAGCTCGTGTAGGTCGCCTCGCTCGTCGTCTGCGAACCGGCCTCGCCAGGATCGGCGGTGTGCAGCGACAGGTACAGGTTGGTGAGCGGCGACGTCGCCGCGTTGTCGGCGATGTTCGCGATCGCCGTGCCCTGGAAGATGAGCTTGACCAGGTCGTTCTCGAAGGTATCACCCTTGGACATGTCGGTCTCCTTACGCGAGGCGCATGACCAGGGAGGTGCCGCCGAACTTGGCCGCGTCCTCGCTGGTCGAGATTTCGGTGAGCGCGCGGGTCCACAGCTGCTCGAACTGCGGCACCCTGGGGTCATCCATGAGGTACACCGCAGCCGAAGCCAGCGCGCCGTAGAGGTAGGCGTCGGGGTAGCGCGTCAGCAGCGTGTTCGTCGGCGCCGCGTCGGACAGCGCAGGCACGCCGGTCAGGTAGGTGATCTCGACGGTGTAGTCGTCGTCCGGCGCCGGCGCGAACTTGATCTCGCCGCCGATCACCGTGTAGGCGCGCGGCATGCCGTTTCCGGTGGTCGGATAGTTGCTGTCGATCGCCTCCGGAGACAGGTAGTCGAGAACCTCGACCGGCGACGTCTGCAGCTTGACCGACCGCACCGACCGCAGGTCGCTCGGCAGCAGGACGTATGCGTCGCCGACCGTCAGCGTCGAGGTCGCGCGCTTCTCCTGCGTGCGCGTCTCGAGCGCGCGCGACATGCGCGCCTCGGCGAGCGCGATGAACTCGGGGATGCGGTCCGTCAGGTCGCTGCGCGCGAGCCAGTTCGAGACCGCGGTCTTGAGCTCTGAATAGGTCGTGATCGCCATCAGATGCTTGCCCCGATGGTGCGGAAGTGGCGGTAGTCGCGATGGTTCACGAAGTCGCGCCAGGCCTGCGGGTTGTCACGCGGCCAGCCGAACTCCTTGACCTTCGCCCAGAAGATCGCCGCAGGGATTTCTGCGTATTTCTGCGGCCCGCGGTGACGCAGAAAAGAGCCCTTGCCGACGTCGTTCTGCGCGTTCTTGTTCGCGTCCACGATCGCGTCGACGTTCTGCTCGAGCGCGAAGATCGGCGTGTCGCCGTCCCACTCGAGCCACGTCCGCGTGCCGGTGGCAGGGTCGCTCTTCACGAGCTTTCTCATGAAAAATCCCGCGCGGTTTCTTGCAAAAGAAAGGGGCGGCAGGTTTCCCTGCCGCCCCCAGCTAGGCGTGCTGCTGGCGACGCTTACGCGCCGGTCAGGTCGTACACGGCCGCGTGCGCCTTGGGCGCAGAGACCTTGAGCGACCACTCCGCGAGGATCGCGAACTTGGTCGCGTCGCCCGTCGGCGCCACGTCGCTGACCACGAAGTTGCGGTTGGGCAGCGTCGTGATCGAGGCGTAGTCGGTGTCGAGCAGGAACAGACGGTCGTTGCCCTGGAAGCGGTCGACCACGACGTTCAGCTCACCGAAGTCGGAGCGATACAGGGACACCGCGCCGACGTAGGCCGCGTCCTTGTTCGCCGACGTGATGATCTGGTTCGTCGCCACCGAGGCCGACGACAGGTTCGAGAAGACCTGCTTGTTCGTCGGCGACATGGTGATGATCGACGGCTTGCCGCCGTCCTCGAACGCCGCGAGCATCGCCGCGTCGATCTGGCTGATCGCCATCGCGCGGTCGGTGCCAGCCAGCGTCGGCGTGTTGGTGCCGTCGCCGGTCGGCGCGGACGACGACGCCGCCACGCTCACGTTCGTGATCCAGGTCGACAGCGTGCCGGCCTTGCGCGGATCGCTCGAGCTCTTCGCCACGTCGGACACGAGGTACTTCTCGATGTCGCGGCGCAGCTCGAGGCCCTTGAGCGTCTTGACGTAGGCCGTCTCGCGATCGCGGCCCGCCTTGTCCACCGCGTCCAGGGTGCCGGAGACCGAAGCCGCCTTCACCGAGATCTGGTGGTAGTTGCCCATGCGGGTCGTCGCGGAGGGGTTGACGTAGCTGTAGTCCGCACCCTCGTTGTTGTAGTTCGTCGCCGAAGCGGCGGCGAGCTCCTGCACCTGCCACTCCGTGTAGACGGCGCGCGCACCCTCCTTCTTCAGCGCCGAGAAGATCGGCGTGTCGGTCGGGTCGATGCGGTAGATGACGTCCGCGAGCTCTTCGCGCTCGCCGACGGCGTCGGACGTGAGATAGGTCGGCATGTTCAGTTACCTCGTCATCAAGAAGTTGACCGCATCGTCGATGCGGCCAGACTTCGACAGCCGGGAGAGAGCCTCCCGGCGGGCTTTCGAGGATGTTTCGTTCTTGCTCGGCGGCATGCCAGGCCGCGCCATCGCTGGCGCCGGCTTGGGCGTCTGCTTGTCCGCAAGGTTCTTGCCCATGAGCTCGTCATAGAGCATCGCCTTGCGCAGCACGTTGACCGCTCGGTGGTCGTAGGACTGCGCAATCTCCTGGTCGGAGAAGCCAGCCCGCTTCGCCCACGTCACGATCGCCTCGCGCTCCTTCGCTGCAGTCTGCTCATCGCGCCATTGCGGAATGGCCTCGACGAGCCGCTGCCGCTCGACCGCCAGGTGCTGCTCGAGCAGCGCACGCTGCTCGGCCTGCTGGAGTTGAGCGAGACGCGCCTGCTCGCTCTGGAGTGCCTGCGCCCGTTCCCGCCGGTCGCGCCAGGCATCCTTCTGCCGGACGTACTCAAGCGGGTCTTCGGCGTAGAGCTTGTTCCAGTCGGGCTCCGGCTGCGTCTGTGCTAGTTGCGCTTCGAGCTGACGCAGCGTCTCGGCGTAGCGCTGTCTCTCGACGCGGGCCGCGGCGAGTTCCGCCTCGGCCTGCTTGCGCTGCTCCGCGATCGCCTGCGTCTTGCGGGTGTAGTCGGCGGTCCGCTGGTAACCGTTGAGCAGCTCGTCGAGCGTGACCTTCTGTTCAGTGCCGTCCACGCGGACGGAGAACGTCGGTTGCTCTGGCTGCGTCGGTTGCGTCGTCGACTCATCCGTTGCCTGCTGGTCACCGGTCGCGGCGTCCTCGATCTCGCCGCTCGGCTGATCAGCCGGCTGTGTGTCGTCGCTGGTGTTGGTTGCCGCCTCGGTCGGCTTGTCCTCCGCAGGAGGGGCGTCGCGCGACAGCAGGAGAGATGCAGCCTGGTCGAGGCTGATCGGCGCACTCCCCTCGGCGGGGTTGGTGCTGGTGCTCATCGTAGGTACTCATCTGTTGAGAAGGGCTCCGTTGCCGGTTGGCCCGATCTCCCCTGTCAGAAGACCCGGAAGCGTCGGGTCTTCAGCTCCTCGAGCTCGCGCGCGGCCACCCTGCCGCCTGCCGCGACCTGCTCGATGTGCTTCCTGACTGCACGCAGGTTGTGCTGCAGCCTGTAGATCTCCTCGCGCTTCGCCGCGTCGGACGGCGACGTCGCCGCCCAGGCGTCGGCGTAGGTCGCCGCCAGCGCGTCGAACGTCTCGACGAACAGCGGGTCGCGCATCAGCGCCTCCGCCTTCGCACCGCGGTCGACGTCGAGGCGGAGCTTGTCCGTCACCACGCCCCGCTCGGATCTTGCTCGCCCGTTCCAGCGCTGAAGCCGCCCAGAGCGGCATCAAAATCGCCAGGCCCGATCGGGTTTCCTGGCGCTCCGGGTGCGGTGTTCGCGCCCAGCGATATGTTCTGGTCGATGCCCGGATACTGTCCCTGCCCGGTAAGCGATGCCGACATCGACATGTAGTCATCCGGCGACATGCGCGAGACGACCGCCTGGTTGAACTGTGTCTGCGGCGTCGGCATGCCGAAGAAGTCGGCAAGAAAGCCCGGCATGATCGACGACAGAGCCGCCGTCGTGGGATTGACGACATTCCCGATGCCGAGAGCGGTCAAGTCTGCATTGGCGCGA